TTGACTGGTGAATCAACAGACAAGATTGCGCGACGATTGAAAGGACGATTGCAGTTTGGAGATTTTGGCCCTTTGTCTGTTCGTCAATTAGCTCAAGCTGGCGGAGAGCTTACCTCGGTTGCAAACCATCAAGTTATGGCGTTGGTGCGCACAAGTGTGAATCAAGTTGCAAACACTTCAAGTCAGCAGACCTATGAAGCAAACCAAAGCGTTACCAGTCGGTATCGATATATTGCAACCTTAGATAGCAGAACATCTCCTATTTGTCGTGCTCTTGATGGCCAAGAGTTTGATTATGGAAAAGGTCCAGTACCGCCTCAACATTTTAATTGTAGATCTACAACTGTTCCTTTAATTGATTATGAGCGGCTTGGCATCACACCGCCAAAGCCTGGGAAACGACGCAGTCAAGATGGTTTGGTGCCATCCAATCAGAGCTATGGACAGTGGCTGAACAATCAAAACAAGGGAACCAAGGCTGACGTGCTTGGCCCTGAAAAGGTTCCGTATTTCAACCGGCTTGTCAAAAAATACGGCCCAACAGACGCTATTCGCAAATTTGTTAGCGAGGACGGATCAGAGCTAACCTTGGAGCAGCTTCGCCGTCGTTATGGCTCTCCCAGCTAAGTACAAATTCAAGGTGCAACAGGAAGAGGCAGCACCGTCTTGTCCTCCGCGCAAGCCTGCTGCGAAAGGCAAAGCTGCTAAAACAGAAGCATCCAAGGGAGATGCCTGATGCCTCGTTACACCGGACCTAAAAAGCCTCAGTCGGCTATGGGCAAGAAGAAGCCCAAGAAAAAGAAGAAGTAATGGCACGCAAGCAGAGACGAACACCAAAGGACAAGGCCACAGGCCTGCCTAAGAAGTACCTGTCAGGTGCTAAAAATCGCTCTGCAAAAGCGCGTGAGATCAAACGAACTGCTGACGCTTACAAGCGCGGTGAGTTCATTGACATCAAATCCGTCTCTGCATCCCGGACTAAACAAGGTGGCACCAAAAAGAAAACCACTAAGCGAGGCAACAAAAGCCGCGCTCAAAAAAAAGGCAGATAAGTCGCGCTTCACCTATGGGCAGCTTGCTGCTGTTTATAGGCGTGGTCAAGGTGCTTATCTGTCGAGTGGCTCGCGCAACGTGCCAATGGCTGCTTGGGCTATGGGCAGAGTTAATAGCTTTGTGTCAGGCAAAGGTGGAGCAAGAACTGCTGACGCTGATCTGTTGAAGAAAAAGCGCAAGAAAAAGTAATGGCTCAAATCAAACGTGGAGGTCACACGTTTCAAGGCTTTGACAAGCCGATTCGTACGTCAAACCATTCAAGCGGCAAAAGCCACGCTGTCGTCATTAAAGAAGACGGCAAACCAAGGCTCATTCGGTTTGGCGCACAGGGCGCTAAAACGAAACCTCCGCGCAAAGGTGAGAGCACTGCGGACAAAAGTAAACGCAAGTCATTTAAAGCGCGCCATGCTAAAAATATCGCAAAAGGCAAAACGTCTGCAGCGTATTGGGCGAACCGAGTAAAGTGGTCTTAGAGCAGTTACACTGAGCTTGTAATTAGCCCTACGGGTTATTCATGGCTGAAGAGCAAATTCAAGAGACTACGTCTCCAGAAGCTTCAAACAATTCTGAGCTTGATGCGCTAAAAGGCAGCATTCAAGCATTAGAAAAGAAAAACTTTGAACTGATCGGCAAGCTCAAGCAAACAAAAACCATTCCTGATGGCGTTGACATTCAGGAGTTACTGGACTTCAAAGCTAAGGCGGAACAAACAGACCTGGAGAAACAGGGCAAGTACACCGAGGCAAGACAGGCTTTGGAGCAGCAGTTCCGTGAGGCGACATCGGAAAAGGACAAGCGCATTGCAGAGCTAGAAGCTCGGGTGCGAGAGCTTGAGTTGATTGCGCCTGCAAACACTGCGTTAGCTGATGTGGTGCATGATCCAAGCATAGTGTTTAAAGCTGATCTGCTTAAGCCAGATCAAATTGAACGCGACGCTGACGGCACTGTTGTTGTTGTCAACGGCTATGAGCGCAAACCAATTGGTGAATGGGCAAAGTCATTGCCGAGCTACATGCAGAAAGCACCAAAGCCGCAAGGCAGTGGTGCGCCTTCTGGTCGCAGCTATTCAGGGGACATTCCTGCAGGCACGAAAAACCCGTTTGCCAAAGAGACTTACAACCTGACAGAACAATCGAGACTGTTTCGGACAGATCGCGACATGTATGAGAGGTTGAAAACTGCCGCGAACCGTTAGTATGCGGGATAAGGCAAAGCTACGCAGAGCCGTTTGGGTTACGCCCACACCGTAAACATCTTTTTTTGAGGATCTGTCATGGCGACTCTTCGCTCTGACATCATCATCCCCGAGGTATTTACGCCTTACGTCATTGAGCAAACCACTCAGCGTGATGCCTTCCTGGCTAGCGGTGTGGTGCAGCCAATGGCGGAGCTAAATGCTTCTGAGGACGGTGGTGATTTCGTTCAAGTTCCGCACTTCAAAGCCAACCTGTCAGGCGATTTTGAGCGTCTGACGGATAGCTCTTCACTGACTCCTGGCAAGATCACAGCAGACAAGCAGGTTGCTGCTGTTCTGCATCGTGGCCGTGCTTTTGAGTCTCGCGATCTTGCTGCTTTGGCTGCAGGTTCTGACCCAATGGCTGCTATCGGCAACAAGATTGCTGATTACATTGCCAATCAGCGTCAAAAGGATCTTCTGTCCTGTTTGGCTGGTGTGTTTGGTGCTGTTGATGACAACGCCAGTTCAGCTTTCATCGGTCTGACCGTTGATGGTGCAAGTGGCGATACGCCAACTGAGCTTGGACCACGTCAAATCGTTGAAGCTAAATCCCTTTTGGGTGATCAAGGTGAGAAGCTGACTGCTATCGCTATGCATCCAAAGACCTATTATTCGTTAATGGAACGTCGAGCAATCGATTTCATTTACGATAATAACGGACAGCCTGACACTGCAGCTGCTCAAGGTTCTACCGCTCCTGCTTTTGGCAGTGTGCAGGTTCCAACCTTTATGGGTCTGCGTGTGATTGTGTCTGCTGATGTGCAGACCACTGGTACAGGTTCTTCCACCGAATATGCCAGCTACCTGTTCACTCAGGGTGCTGTTGGTTCTGGTGAGCAGCTTGGCCTAAGGTCCGAAACGGACCGCGATATATTAGCGAAATCGAATGCACTTAGCATCGACCTTCACTATGTGTATCACCCGATTGGCTCTAAGTTCTCTACTGCTGTTTCTAACCCAACTCGGGCACAACTAGAAACAGTGGGCAACTGGACCAAGGTTTACGAGACCAATAACATTGGAATCGTGCGGGTTACCAACACAAGCAACCTTGACTGAGGTAACTAACCATGTCATCCATTTTTGAGGCAACAGCTGGTAGTGCCATCGGGCCTACCACTGGTGGCACTGTTACACAGGCCACTAACAAAGGAACTGCCGTGACTCTCAACACAGAGTCCGGTCAGATCACAATGAACGGCGCTGAGCTTGCTGGCGCTGCTGAAGTTAGCTTTCAAGTTAACAACGACAGAGTCACTGCTACTGACGTAGTGGTGGTTAACCACAGTTCTGCTGGCACTGCTGGCAGTTACCTTGTTCAAGCCAACAGCCTTGCTGCTGGTTCGTTCAAAGTCACTGTGGCAAACGTTGGCTCAACTGCAAGTGAAGCCATCGTGCTGAGCTTTGTCCTTCTTAAAGGCGCAAGCTCCTGATGGGTTTATTCGCCTTTAGGCGGATGAAGGAACGTGAGGCTGCTGCACAAGTGGCAGTCTCTAGTTCTGAAAAGCCTGCCCAGAAAATTTCTACTGTGACGCCTGATGGCAGTAACAATCGACGCAACAGCGGGAGGCGCAAACGCCAACAGCTACATAACACTGACTGAAGCCGACACTTTTGTGGAGGCAATGATCAGTAGTTCTGACGTGTCCAAATGGACTACTGGCAACGATGACACGCGCAATCGTGCTTTGGCTGCTGCTGCAGAAAGGCTTGATCGCGAAAGATTTTTAGGCGCTCGCGCAACAGATACGCAAGCAAGGCAATGGCCTCGTACTGGTGTAAGAAAGCCTGACACGTACGTCAATACTTACGCCACTGGTTTTCCGTTTCGAATTTCTGAGGATTATTTCACTGATACAGAAATTCCTGATCAAATTAAACGTGCTCAGATTGAGTTAGCCGTTTATTTAAAAAACAACGTTGACGGCATAAGCCTTGGCGGCCTAGAAGATTTTAAGAGCGTCAAGATTGGCAGCCTTCAGGTAACACCTGATAAGACCGGAGCTATTGGCGCTGATCGTGTGCCGCCAATGTTTGAAAGGTACTTGACAGGTCTTAGAATCAGTGGACCAGGCAACATCGCAATCAAACGGAGCTGATCATGGGTTACGGATCTGGATTTGAGCCAACAAAGGCGACGATCATCACCAACACAGCAACTCACACTGCCAAGTTTGTGAAGCTGATGGCGCTTGAGGATTCTGTGATTCATACGCTGACAGCAGAAGGAATTGACGAAAACCTTGCTGGAGGCGATGCCACTGCAATCAACTTCAATACGTCCTCCTGCATTGAGGGTCTTGTGATCACATCGGTCAGGCTGACTTCTGGCACTGTCATTGGATACATTGCCTGATGGGACTTGCTCAGTCGCTGGTTAATGCTGCAAGCAAAGTCGTCGGCAAGCTTGGCGGTGACATAACAATTCGTTTTGTTACAGCTGGCAGCTACAACACCACGACTGGCGTGGTTGCTGAATCTGTCAGCGACACAGACGTTAAAGGTGTGCTTGAGGCTGTAAATGTCCGCGAGGTCAATGAGCTGATTCAAGCTGGTGACAAGCGTTTGATTGTCAGCGTTGCAAATTTGCCGGCAGCACCTGAAACCAAGGATCGCGTTGTTGTCGAAGGTGTAGTGCATCAGATCATTCGTGTTGTAACTCAAGAGCAGGACAACACGGCGATCACCCATGAACTCATTCTGAGGGTGTAACGATGGCACGTCAGATCAGGATTGATCAGATTGCGGATCTGATGGCAGAAGAAATCCAAGAGGTTGTAAAGCTCACTGCACTGAGTTGGACCAAGCAAGTAAAAGAGCAAACACCTGTTTTTTCGCTTAGCAATTATTCGCAAGGCGAACTTGATTCCATGCCAATGTTTTTCACCGTGGGGGGCAAAACAGTTCCTTTCAAGAAAGCATTGTTAGAGCATGGCACTGGGGGAACACTACGCGAAGCTTGGCAAACAAAAATAGGTAAGTTCCAAGCAGAGATCACAAACAATATGGAATATGCCGAGCCGGTTTTGTACGGAAAGAATTTGCCGCCAGGTTGGGGAGGCAAATACCAAACACGTCAAGGTACTATTCCTGGCTTTCCGGACTTGATTGGCAAAGAAATTGCAACCAATGAGGTGCCTAGTTTTATTGCAGCATTCAGGAGGCGTAACTAATGGCTGCTGCTGACCTCAATACCATTCGATCTGTATTGGAAGGCAGGCTGGCAACTGAGCTTGCTAGCAGCCCTGTGATTCCAGTTGTGTTTCACAACATGGCCTATGAGCCAACGCCTGATAGCTCATGGGTGCAATGCCTTGTCAGCTTTGGTGCTAGTCAGTATTTAGGCCAAGGCTTGACGACTAATTCCCAAAACCGAATGGTTGGTTTAATGACCATCAACGTTTTCAGTGCATTGGGTGTAGGCCCTGGAGCTAATTACGTTATCGCCAAGAGGATTCGCGACCTATACAATAGGGTCATTGTGTCGGGGGTTTACTTCGACGCTCCAATTGGTCCAGAGGTTATAGCTTCGGCTTCTCCTGAGGGCTTTCTGCAAACTCAGGTCCGTGTGACCTTTGAATTCATCGAGGAACTCTGACCATGGCCACCATTCGCGGAGAACAAGGCGCAGTCCAGTTTGAAACTGGCAGTGGCAGCCTTGCGACGGTTGTTGGCACTCGCAGCTGGAGCCTGTCAACTACAAAAGAAACCTATGAAACCACGGTTCATGGTTCAACCTTTCGTTCTTTTGTTGGTGGCTTAGTTTCGGCCACTGGCACCATTGAACTTGTGTATGACCCTGACGCAACTGGCCAAGCTGGCTTGATTGAGGATGTGGTTAAAGTGAACGACGCAACTGATGCCAGCTTTGAGTTGTTCACGACAGGGACAACATCAGGCACTGACAGCGTTGCTTTTGCTGGGATCATTACGGACATGGAAATTACTTCCACTGTTGGCGAACTGGTGGTTGTTTCCTGCAACTTCCAGACCTCCGGCACTATCACTTCCAACCTGGAGTGATAGGGCTATAGTTTGAGTGATACGTTCAAACTATTGAATGCCTGCTAACAATCGCACTGTTGACTTGCTGGTTGAGGCTTTTGACCTTAACCAGCGTCGCAAGTTCGAGTTAAAAAATGCAGACGGCGAAGTTGTCGTCAATTTGTATTTCAAGCCAATCACACGCGCAGACAGGAAAAAGGCGCAAAGTTTGGCTGGAACAGACGAAGCTTTAGACATCAGCACGCAGATGCTGTGTCAGATGGCAGAGCTTGAAGATGGTGCAAGAGCCTTTGCGCCTGCTGATGCAGCAAAGCTTCAGCGTCAGCTGCCCGAAACTGTTCTGAATGAACTTGAATTGTTTTTGTTTGGCGTCGGCGAAGAGGCTGACATTGAAGAAGCAAAAAACGACTGAAGCAGGACAGTTGGCTTAACTTTGAGTTTTTTCTGGCCTGCGAACTTGGAATGACCGTTAGCAGGCTTCGCACGGAGTTAACCGATGCGGAGCTGCTTCACTTTGCTGCGTATTACCAGCTGAAAGGCGAAAGAGAAGAGAGGGCAATGGATCGCGCAAAAATGCGTCGGCGGTAGTATGGGGACATTGCTAAACGGTTATGGCAAGGGCTTCGGTAGAACTGATTGTCGAAGCTGCCAAGGCCGTTAACCCGCTGCGCCAAGTAGAAAGGCAAACAAAAAGGGTCGAAAATCAGTTTGAAAAAGCACGTAAAAGCACAAAACGAGTAGAGGCTGCTTTAATTTTAATGGGGCGCAAAGGCGCCAATGCTTTACGTGATCTTGAAAAAAACAGTGCTCGTCTTGGCAGACGCATGAGCGGTTTGCGCGGAAACGTTGCCAAACTTGCCATTGGTTTTGCCGCAGTCAAATCTGCACAAGCTGGAATTGCTAGAGCTGAATCAGTAAGGCGGATTCAATTTTTAGGCCAAGCCTATGGAGAATCGGCTCAGTTGCAAGCAGCAGCTACTGCTGCATCAGAAAAATTTGGGCTTAGTCAAACAGAAGCCAATAAAGCCCTTGCAAATGTCTTTGCGCGATTGCGTCCTGTTGGTGCATCGCTTGAAGATATAACCAGTATTTATAATGGATTTAACACTGTTGCAAGGATAAGTGGAGCTTCTTCTGTAGAGGCGTCAAATGCTTTTACGCAACTAGCTCAAGCATTAGGCAGCGGCGCTCTGCGTGGAGATGAATTTAACAGTATTGCTGAGCAAGTCCCTGGAATTCTTACGGCTATCAGCCAAGAAACTGGCGTAGCGCAAGGAGATTTGCGTAAGTTTGCGGCAGAAGGGAAGATTACAAGTGATGTTGTTCTTAAAGCATTAAAACGGATTGAAAAAGAAGGTGCTGGCCAACTTGAAGCGGCTTTAGGTGGGCCAGCGCAAGCTATCAAAGATTTTCAAAACGCCACCGAGGACGTTCAAATTGCGTTGACAGAGGCGACTATACCTGAGCTGGCAAAGTCATTTAAAATTTTAGCTCAGATTATAACCGACTTAAAACCTGTTATTGAAGCAGTTGGAAGTTTTGCGGCAAAAGTTTTAGGCGGAATATCTGACACCATACAAAGAATTCAAGATCCAAGCAAGGCACAAAAAGAAATGCAAGATCACCTTGCAGAAGGTCGCAGAAAGGCTGCCATGAGAAAACCTGGAGTACAAAATGTTCCGGTTAATGCTGAAGAGCAGGCAAGATTTAATGCAATGTTTGCGGCTGTTATTGCCCCTTCTGCCTCTAGTCAATCTGCAACGCAGCCGCCACCTGCAAACAAAATTCAGCCTACCAATAGAGCACTTACAAATGCAGAAAAAATTAGTGACGCGGAAAAATTAGCTGAGTTGTCAAGACAAAAGGTTCAAGATTTAGAGGATCAGGTTGCTTTAGCATCCGCTGTAAATGAAGAGGAAGAGCGGAGGGTTCAGTTTAACATTGATTTACGTGAGATTGCGAAAAATGCAAAAGGCTTTGCAGACGCAGATGTCGTGGCTCAAATGAATGCAAGAATTGAACTTGAAGAAAAGCGGGATGCGGCTATTGCTTATAATAAAGAGTTAAAAAAGACGGCAAAAATAGAAGAGCAGGCGCGAAAAAATAGGGAAAAAGCCGAAGAAGAAGCACGCAAGGCACGAGAAAATGATCCACTGGTTCGGATGCAAGAAGAGCTAGACAAGCTCGTTTCAAAAGAAACACAAGCACTAGCTGCCGCTACTTCTATTGGCAATGCGTTTACAAACGCGTTTGCTGATGTCATTACCGGCACAAAATCCGTGTCAGAAGCTGGCGCGGACATGCTGAAATCCATTGCTGCTGATTTCTTGGCAATGGCTAAAAAGATTATTGCTCAGCAGTTAATAATGATTTTGTATCAGTCCATTTTGAAAGCACTTGGTGGTCCTGGTGGTAACTTTGAAATGAACCCTTTAGGGGGATTGTCATTTAGCGAAGCAGTTCCTTTTGCGGATGGTGGCTACGTTTCAGGCCCAACCAATGCTTTGATCGGTGAAGGTGGAGAACCTGAATACGTCATCCCTGAATCAAAGATGCGTGAAAGCATGTCGCGCTATTCACGCGGCAGTCGCGGCAGTTCTGTTATCCCAGAAATAGGCGGTTCTGGAGCGTCAAGCGGAGGTGGTGGACTTGCTGTTGCTGCTCCAATTGATGTCCGATACACAGTAGAACGCATCAACAGCGTTGATTACGTAACTGCTGATCAGTTCCAGGCTGGTATGCAGCAGGCTGCAACACAAGGTGCTAAACAAGGTGAACAGCAAACACTGAAGCGTTTACAGATGAGTGGTAGCACCCGCAGGAGGATTGGGATATGAGCCAGTACGCTTTAGGCCACGCGGTAAGAATTAAAGCAATTGACGACTCTGGTTTAAACATTCAGTTTAAATTCCAGAACTTTTTTATTAATGGAGAAATGACCTTCGGCAGTGACCAATATACATTTGTGCCGTTTGGTTTTTCTGGAGTTACTGTTAATCGTACAGGAGACGGCTTAGAAGCAACTTTAGTTTTTCCAAATAATGATCTGACGCGCGGTTGGGCTGTAAGTGCAATCAACGATCACTATGTCATAGAAGTAGATGTTTTAATTGTTGATTCAGATTCGCAAACTGGGTCGCATACTCGTGTCCATAGTTACATCGGTCAAGTAGTTGGCGGTAATTGGGACAACGTGTCTCTCAACCTGCAGCTCAGCTCAGTTTTAGATGCTGTTGGAACGGATGTTCCAAGACGGTCCTTGACGCGCAATTTAGTCGGCAATTTGCCTGTATCCAACAATGTCCGACTGCAGTGATCTGATTGGAATGCCGTACCGTCTTGGTGCTGACGGCAGTGACGGTCATATTGATTGCATACACCTTTGTTATCAAGCCCTGGAGCGGATAGGCATTGACGCACCACCGTTTAAACAGGGTTGGTATGAGGCAAGCAAGTGGGAAGTGTGCCGGGATCTGATGCGGTGGGGTTTGCGAGTTGAAAAGCCTGCGTATGATGGGGACATTCTGCTGCTACCGCAGCAATCTTGGGCATTCGCAGTCACATGGCAGACGGGAATCTTGTACGTCAATCAAATGTCAGAAAAGGTTCAATGGTCTTCGGTCCGACTGTTTACGACGTTCCACTGCTTCCGTTCGAGAAACAGTTAATAGAAACGATTGGAATAACTGAAGAAGAGTATCGAGCATTTACGGCTGAAGCCAAAAAGCGTGGAGCGGTAAGACCAGCAGCGTATAACCATATTCCTGACGTTCAAGCAACTGGGCTTGAGCCAGGAGCAATAATTCTGATAAACCTAGCAATCAGCCTTGTGCTGACTGGTGTTTCATATCTGCTTACACCTAAACCGAAGATGCCGAAAGCCGGTGGTGGTGTTATTGATCTTGGCAGCATTGCAGGGGCCAATCGTTTTACGCCATCACGCGGCTTTGAAACTCTTGCAGAGCTAGCAGATTATGCCGCGCCTGTTCCCCTTATTTTTGGTCTTTACAAGGACAACATTGGCGGAATGTTGACGACACCAAAGCTTGTTTGGTCTCGCATGTTTAGTCATGGAACAATGCAACGAGCCAAGCTGATGTTTGTTGTTGGTGAGCAAGGCGTTGGCAGTGAAGGTATTCAACCGCCAGACCTTAAGGGCATTTTCCTTGGCAACAACGCGCTTGATGCTGTATTCAATGATTACTTTGCGTTTTATTGGCACGCAGACAGCAGCAGCACATTTCGCATCCGTGGAAGTGACAAAAGGTACGGCACAAGAGGGAAGCCGCATAGGGGTGATCCTGATGTTTCGCCTGACGATGGTGATGCTTTTAATTTCCCGCTGTCTAATTATGACCAAAAGGCTTCAGAAATTTTTTGCCATGCTTACACCCCTTCAAATAGCGCACAATTTGGGGTGTATGGATCAATTGCTAATGGCACAAGCTATCGAGTTAACTATCAGTTAATTTCAATTCCCAAAAACGACGACGACAGGGCAGTCGCAATAAGAATGCTGGAACGCATTAAAATCGTTGGAGATTCTGGCGTCGAAGTTGACGACAAAATTTTACAAGAGGAAGATGAGGAGGAAGGAGTTGAAGGAGCGGGAACAATGCCTGGCGACGCTGGAAGGGAGCGCTTGATTGAAATATATAAGAAAGGAAAACATGACGGCGCAGGCAGAAATTACAGCCCGAGGATGGGAATTATTAAATACACTAAAGAAGCAGATGTTGCCGTAGAAAATGCTGGCACAGTCACGGGAGATGATCAACACAGACTGCAAATAGCCAGCATTGCCGTAGGCGATCAAGTTGAGTTTGTAATCAGCGACTCTTCAATTGATCCAAAATTTTATATAAAAAATCAAGCAGGCCAAGGCGCAACTGTTGACGACATTAATTCCTCGGTTGAATCGCTTCAAATTGAAGCTGATTCGACAATGCAGTTAGGAGAGCATTTTGAAATAGGTGGATGCATCTGGAAAGTGATCACAAGAAACCGACCAACTTTTGAGCCATCAGGTGAAGTAGACGGAGGCAATAATCAGATAATAACTCTTGAATGCGTCGACGTTTCAACTTCTATCAATAAAAATATAGGCATTGTGAGCAACTCTTTAGTAGTCGCCCCTACTAGTCAATTTATCGGTGATAGTGGCATTGGCACTAAAAGCAGAGGCATTGGCGAAGCGTTCTTTCCTTTGACTCAAGTAGAGATTGCAACGATTAAAAATAATCGACCAGCGGTTTCGACTGAAATTGGACTTAAAAGCACCGTGTTTCAACGATTAAACGGGCTTTGCAATTTTCAAAGTTTGCCTTCGCCGGAAAGTCTTCGTGAGTCAGAAAAAGACAGAATACAAATAAACAGTGGCACGATTTCAGCAAGTGTCTTGCGCTCTTCTATGTTTAGAGTTTTTCTGCGCGACATAATTCTCGACTCTAAGTTTAATCCGTTGCCACAGATCTTTGTGGTGCAGGGGGTAAAGCCAACAGCTCAGTACAATTACATTAGGTTTACGCTTGATAGAGCTGTTGAACTAGAGTACAAATTTGTGCCTGTTTCCGGTTCGGAAATTAAAGATTTAAGCGATGAACAAAAATTTATTGTGCTGTCTCAATCAAATTCAACAGGGCAACCCGTAGATGGTTCGCATGGTTCTTTTGAGTTTGAGGCAACCGTTTCAGACGCGATAGGATTGATAAGGGTTCATGTTTCTGGCCGCGAGGTTACTGGCCCAGATTTTTTTAAACTCAATAAAGAATTTACCAGAGGACTCAAGACTGTTACAGGAAACAGTATTCCGCTAAAACCAGAAACTGTAATTTATAGAACAAACGAACCCGAGCCTGAACTTGATACGGTTGTGACAACAAATAGCGTGTTAGAAAGAAAAAAAAATATTGCAAATAACGGGATTGATGAAGCAAAGTTAGCAGCTTTCTTTTATACAATTGCAGGGACTGCAGACGACGAAGACGTGCCTCTTCTCGGTAAAAAATTTTTTGAAAGTGTAGAATACATTGGTGGGTCTACAAAAAGCTGGCTTCATGTGCGATGGCACTTGCAAAAAGTCATAAATACACTTGATTGGGCAGAAGGCCAAGGCCATTTATGGAGATTTCCACGAGATACTGAAAGCGGTTCTAAAGGCGACAAAATAAAAGTTTTAGGAAGTGGCGGAGGCTTCTACGGTGGTCAAGAAATAGAAATAAAAAGAGGCAGCCAAGCAACAAATGTCATCAGTGGTCAAGCCGCTTATCCAAGCACGAATCCTTTTGTTAACAATCATCCTGACAGCACAAGGACCGAAAATCCTGTAGATTTACTGTTTTCAGGTTGTGTATTCTCAGTTAAAGATGCAACTGAAAACGTAATACTAGGTGATAGAAATCAGGCTTGGCGATATGAGGTGTTTGGCAGCACTGAAGGTTTTGAACCTGGGCACGCAATTCCAGATTTAGACGTGGAATCTATAGGAGATTTAAGCGAAGAAAAAGAGTTTACGGTCACCAAAGATGGTAAGTCGATTAAAGTCAGCCTAAAGGCTCATTGCAAGAAATTTAATACACCAATCGTTGGACAATCAAAAGGCTGGGGCAATCCAATAGTTACAGTTATTGACGAAACTACTACGACAGGTTGGGAGGTAGGCGATCAATTTGGAATATTTAGAAGCCCCTCAGCAGGTAATCCATTTCAAACAGTTTATGATCGTATCGGGCAGATATTTGAAATCACAAAAGTTGAAGTTCAAGGCGCTCTAACCGTAACAGATGCTGATTTATTTTTTGCCGAGCAAACGCAAGTTTCAGATATAAGTTTCTACCGTAGTTTTGTTGACAAATCAAACAGTACGTCTCCTGAGCATGAGATTGTGTACGTAAATGAGGCGCAGCTTAACGACAGCCCAGCCAATATGTTTGAGTTAACCATCGCTGGTCTTTCTTTAAAAGCAAGCCGCAACTTCACTGCGCTTGATCAGATGCGCTGCTGGCTCGGCAGCGGGTTGCCTGTGGAACGTTTGCATCCAAATCTAGGGACTGCCTATGTAAATACAGTTGCCACAGCACTTGTCGCTGGAACTGTTTATCAAATTGTCACCGTAGGCACTTCTGACTTTACGTTGGCTGGAGCGGCAACTAACACAGTAGGAACTGTTTTCACCGCCACAGGGGCTACTACAGGAACCGGAACAGTTGTTTCAACGATCGGGCCAAGCAATCTGTTTACTGACCTTGTTTACTTCTTGTTGACAGATCAGCGAGCTGGCGCCGGTGGATTGCTTGGTATGGACAGAGACAATGCTTATTTAGTAGACAAAAATGATCTAGTGGAGACGTCCAAATTTCTTGTTACTCAGAAATTGTTTTTTAACGGTCCAATTGTTGAACGCACTAACCTCAGGCAATTTATTAGCGATATCGCTCCATATTTCTTGTGCAACTTTATTATTTCCGATGGCAAGTTTTCCCTGAAACCTGCTGTCCCCGTTGAGCCTGGCGGGGGAATTGACACTGGCGCTGTTCAGGTTGACCAGTTATTTACGGCAGGGAATATAATAGAAGACTCCTACAAATTAGAATATCTTGGAGCGGAAGAGAGACGAGCGTTCAAGGCTGTTGTGCGTTACAGGCAAGAGCGCAAGAACAAACTACCTGAGGAGCAAGTTGTTGAAGTAAGAAATGTAGACAGCACCGGCGACTTTGATTCTCCTGGTGTAAGTTCTCCGCCCACAGAGCAGTTTGATTTAACTCAATTCTGCACGTCTAAAGATCATGCTGTTAAGGTTGCTAAGTATTTCTTGGCTCTTCGGGCCTATGTAACTCACACAATTAGTTTTTCGACTACAGCTGAAGGGTTAAGCATCCAGGCCGGGTCTTATATTAAAGTCATAACTGAATCGAGCCCTTACAGTGCTGCCAACACTGGGACGGTCAATAGTTCAGGCACTGTTACCAGCGTTGTCGACATGCCGGATGGTTTATACAATATTACTTATTTCAAAGTAGGCGACGTTGACATTAACAGTGGTGAAATGGACGTTTCTAATGGCGCTGTCGCTAACTCGACCTTCCACAACATAGTGTTTACAGTGCAAAACACTAAAGTTTCTGAAAACATATACATCGTTGAACAGCTTACTTTCTCGCAAGACGGGATTGTTGATATTGTCGCTTCAGAACATCCATGCAATCCTGACCTCAGCAGTAAGATCGCTACTGCTGTCGACAGCGACACAGGGTTTAAAATTACGTCATGACTGCTTTCCCGACGTTGGTGCCCACTAGCCGATCTTTTGAGGCTGGTGATTATCCGATCAAAACTTACAAGGCCCAAAACGGTGCTGAGCATCGCATCCTTTATGGCAGCAACCGCACGGGAATGAAGCTGTCTTTGTCCTACGCCAACATTTCAGACGCCAACGCTGAGCTTTTCCTTGACCACTATGACGCCATGAAAGGCACGTTTACTACGTTTGCTATCGGTGATGGCACTGGTAGCCGTGGAGGTTGGGAAGGGAATAGCGATGCCCTTGGGGCGCAAACGCATGGCAATAACTATCGATATGAAGGCCCTCCACAGGTTGTACAGGTGCGCCCTGGTATAAGCACTGTTACAGTGAATCTGATTGGCGTGCTCTGATGGCGAAGGTCTACAGCGGCAGAGACGGCGTATTGCAGCTGTCTGGCACGACCCTCGCAAAGGTTGTCAGCTTTTCAGTGCAGTCAAATTTAGAGACACTGGAAACAACAGCATTAAACGAGCATATTCGCAGTTATTCACCAGGGGTGGTTGGCTATAGCGGTAGTGCGACTCTGTTGTATTACAAAGATGCGGACGGCAACGTTAATACAACCAATCTGCTGAGCAAGCTCTACAGGACTGGTGCGGATGGCGTTAGCAGTGATGACACTGTTGATCTAACTTTTCGGTGGATTGACGGCGACGTTAACAACGACATTACATTGACTGCATATATTACTAGCGCAAGCATTGGCGCGGCGACTGGTGACATTGTTCGCGCTGAAATTAGTTTTCAAGGAACCGGAGCCTTGACTACTGTCACAGTCGGAACATGAGCATTTACCTTGGAACGCATGGCAAGGTTGAACTACGTCGAGAGTTTGACGGCACTGACATTCGTTCGGCTATAAATCCAAGTGATGTAAATGTTTCACGTAAGCGCTTGAGTTTTGATTACAAACGTGGTCAGCTAATTACAGGCGATCAAGTTGAAATCACTAGCACCGACGGAACTGCGCTTTCTTTTTTTAATAGCTATAGCAAGACAAGTATCAAGCGGTTTATTAACGTTGACGCGCTTGGTGGAATCAGATTTTATACGACTTTTGCCAATGCTATCAATGGTGGAGCAGCAAACGCTGAAACATTGGCAACACCTGGATCAAACGTCCCAATCAAGGTTGTAGTGCAAAACACTGACTATCGCGTAGTTGCACAGGTTAATGGCTTTGAACTTAATACACAAAAAGAGGTTATTGATACGACTGTTTTGTCTGACGAATTCCGCAGTCAAATTAGCTCAATCATGTCTGGCTCGGGCAACATGAGTTGTTTCTGGGAATATACCGGTGAAACTGTCAAGGATGTTCCTCAGTATTTGTTGCAATTAATTCTTCGAACTAAAGTTGGCAGTCAATTTAGTGCAAGATTTTATCTGAAATCAAATAACCACAATCCAAGCGGCATTGCGGCAAACGCTAACGATGAGATCTGGTACGAGTTTGAAGGCGTGCTTACTTCGTGTGCCTTGCAATTCAGCCCGTCGTCAACAGTGCAATTCACTGCTGATTTTGTGACGACTGGTGAAATCAGTCTGAACGTACAGCTTGAGGGCGCAGATGACCTGTTGCAGGAGGATAGCAGCGCCTTGCTCTTAGATCGTGAAGATTTAACCAGTGCAGCTAAGCTGTTGCTTGAAAGTTCCGACGCTTAGCCCTGGAGGCTTAGTCACCAATGGCCGACCTAAAAATCAGTGAACTTGGCGCTTTAGCGGCTAACGACTTGGTCGCTGCCGATGAGCTGGCCATTGTTGATAACTCCGCCAGCGAAACCAAAAAAATTACGGTTTCAAGCCTGATTGCGAAGGGTGTCACCTTAATCAGTGACGACGCAATTCCTGGAGCCAAGATTTTATTTGGTGCGAGTGACATTGCTACAGCAGCCCTGGCTGATTCGGCTGTTACAGCAGCAAAAATTGCAAATGATGCGGTCACAGCAGCAAAAATTGCTGACAACGTTATTGTCAGTCTTGCGTCAACGTTGCCTACTTCTGGTGGTTATATAGGCCAGCTAGCTTTAGATACTGATGATAATAATGTGTATGTATGGAACGGAAGCGCATGGCTAAGCATTAAAGCCCCTGGTTCCGTCAATGCGTTTACTAATACAACGGCAGGCGTCATAAACATTTCCACAGCTGTTAGCAGTGGAACGGCAACGATTACAGCGTCAATTGACGATACAACTTCTGCCGCACAATTCCTTGCAGGCCCTGTAGGTTCTGCTGGAACTGTTGGTTATCGCACGATTGATGGCGGTGACTTGCCTACAGCCACGACTACCTCAAAAGGTGGCGTAATTGTTAACGGCGGTGGATTAACTTTAAGCACGGACACGATTCAGATTGCTAACAGTGTCAGCGCAAGCAGCGTCAATCATCTGGTTCAGTATGACGCAAATGGTCTGATTACTGCTGGCAGCACGATTGGATCTTCTGATCTTCCTGTCGCGACAAGTTCTGCAAAAGGCGCTGTATTTATTGGCTCAGGCGGGGGGTTAACTGTTAACGCAAGTGGCAACTTATCTGTAGACAACACTGTCACTAGTGGGACATATACCAAAGTCACTGTTACTGCAAAAGGTCTTGTTTCCGCAGGCGCCGCTTTAACTGATGCAGACATTCCTAATCACTCGGCAGCAAAGTTAACATCTGGAACGATTGGCACTAGCCTGATTGCATCAGACTCAATTACTGCTGCAAAATTAGCTGATCAATCAACCACAAAGTTTGGCGGTGCAGCAGGAAGCGACAACGTAACTATTTTTCCGAGCGGTGATTTTCAGGGTCAATTCTTTTATGACGAGACCACTCAGGATCTGTATATTTTTACAGGGTCTGCATTTGTACCAATCACGGTACTGTCGGGCAACCTTGTAAATGCTGGCGCGTATAACGCTAATACCAATCAAATGAGCAGCGTTACGTCTGCCGGATCAGCGGTTGGTTTTGCTGTTGGCAATGCTTTGCCGGCTCCAGCAGTAACCAATTTGAACCACTACGTGGTTGTGGACACAAGCGGCACAGGATCTGGAGCGGCTCCTGCTGTTGCGCTTGCACCACCTGACATGTTGCTGTCACAGGGTGTTGGCACTGAATACTCCCTAATTGATGTATCGAATGCTATTGCTGGCCAGACAGCTAGCAACATTTCGCTGATTGCCACAGGTGACATTACCGCCACCAATGTTCAGACTGGTATTACAGAACTAGACCAAGAAAAGCTGCCAAAAGCTGGCGGCACAATGACTGGCAACTTGAACCTTGGAACTAGCACCAATGTGGTGTTTGAAGGTTCATCAGCTGATGATTATGAGACAACTTTAACGGTCACTAATCCAACGGCTGATCGTACAATTTCTTTGCCAAATGTCACTGGAACGGTTGTAACAACTGGCGACACTGGCAGTGTAACCAGCACGATGATTTTAGACGGAACTATTAATAACGGTGATATTAATGCTAATGCTGAGATTGCAGTTAGCAAGCTTGCGAACGGCACTGCGCGTCAACTGCTGCAGACTGATTCTGGTGGATCAGGCGTTGAATTCACAAGTAATGTTAACATCCCTGGAACGCTAGACGTAACAAACACTGCGGTATTTGATTCTAACGTCGGAATAGGGACATCCAGCCCGGGCGCAGCGTTAGACATTTCTCGTACAAGTGCTAATGCAGAGTTGCATTTAGAAAGTGCTGGAGGAAGTGGTAAAAATTATTTGATGCGGTCATTAACTAATGGAAATTTTGCGTTAGGTAATTCAGCAACTAATCATTTACTGTTAAGTGGCGACAATGCATTGCTCTGCTCAGCAGCAGGCAGGACTGGAATTGGGACAACGGTGCCGGCGTCACCTTTGCATGTTGTTGGCACAAGCGGAAGTCCCGCTTTGTCATTAACAGGTGGAAGCACAACGTCTTCTGTAACTCAAGTCAATGCTGTCGATGAAGGAGCTACTGTCTGGAACCAATTAGATCTTCGGGCGTACTCAATCCAGTTTGACATTCAAGGCACCCAGAAAATGCAGCTGGATAGTTTGGGGAATCTTAATATTGGAACGACATCAAATTTACTGCCAAGTTCAACCAGAAGTACTGTAAGCGTTAACAATACGGGATCTTCAGCATTAGCTCTGGGCGTAAATGGGACCAGAAAAGGTCACTTGTTCGTTAGTTCATCTTCACTAGAGCTAAGTGCAACAAGCAATGGCATGATATTTACCGCCGGAGATCTCGAGCGGATGAGAATCAATAGTGCTGGAAATGTGGGGATAGGAGCGACAAATCCCCTTCGCCCATTGACTATATCCAAAGCAGGAGCAGAAGGTTTAGAGATCGGACCTGGAGAATCAAGTAATCTTAATTTGTCCTTGCATTTTAATAGAAGTTCAAATGTATATGTAGTCAATGAACAACGCGCATCAGCTCATACGTTTTTCATTCAAGGGAATGAGAAGGCAAGAATCGACAGTTCGGGTAATATTGACGTTGGCAGTCCTGCCTCAAATAGCTTTACTTCTGGAGCGCGAATAAGTTCTGGCGGCAAAATTGCATCTTATGTTGGTAGTTCAACTACGGGAACTGACCAACGTATTTATGTTTACAACGGCAGCACTGCTTCATATGCTGCAACCATTAATGCAGACGGCACGTCTGAATTTACCGGGGCAATGACTATTAGGCGCCCCAGTACTTCTGGTGTTGGCATTCAGATCTATGCTAGCTCTGCCGAGAAAATCAGCTTAAAAGCGGACGGCTCGGCTGTATTCTCTGGCTCCGTTACAGCATCTAACGTTTCCGACATACGCTTTAAAGAAAACATTACCGATGCAAGACCACAACTTGCAGATGCAGTTGCCCTTGGCTCACAACTTAAAAACTTTGATTGGAACGATGATGCACCTCTTAATGATGAACAACGTGCAAAGCGTTTCCTTGGTTTAGTTGCACAGGAAGCTGAAAAAGTTTGCCCTGGGCTGACCTATACAGTGCCTCGCACTAAGCAAGGTGCAGAGCTAACACCTGAAACTACTGACGAAGAAGGTAACGTTACGCCTGCAACTTACGAAGAACTTGATGATTCTTACAAAGCTATTAACCATGACGTCCTTGTTATGAAACTCCTTGGTGCAGTTGCTGAGCTTTCAGCCAAAGTCGCAGCCCTTGAAGCTGGTTGACAGTAATTCGCTCCGTGGCAACGCGGGGCT